AGAACTTATGGTGTGTCGCGGTGAGGACGACGAGTTTGCATTTCACTATACTTCTGGTCTCAGTGACCAGCAGTTCATGGTCCGATATCACCGGGGCCAGGAAGACAAGGTGATGGACGCTCTTGTCGGGTGGGAGTTAGACGGCTTGCTTGACCCGGAGCATATTGCTGAGATTGCTTGCATGCTACTGCAATTATGTCACGAGCAAAACTTTGGCGACGACTAGGGTTGACGCCGGAGATTGGTTGGCTAATATAGCAGGGTCCCCAAACTCTGAGCGGTGCGGGGACATGCGGAATCCACAGGGAGGGCACTTGTAGTGCCCTCCCAAGTGGGTCCTAGACATGGAGGTAGCCGCGATGATTGTCCAAACAAAAAAGTGTCCCTCGTGTGGTCTCGTTGGAACGACCACAGAAGGTGGCAAGGGTCCCTGTGTTGCCTGTAGGGCCAAACATCTCTGGGACAACAAGACACAAGCACGGAGGATGTCCAGATGGAAGCTCAGGGCGGAGGAGGCCAGACCGGTCATCGAGAGGAAAGCGTACTAGCGGCTGTCCGGGAGGCCGCAGAGGAGGGGCACTCGAACGAGATAGATGTCTTCTTCGTACAGGGTATGCTGTTGGCGTATCTTGAGCATTATGCGGAAGAACCGTTCCGGGTGCTGCACGTCGAGGAGGAGTTCGATATCCCAATGTCCCGCATCTGCCGAGACGTACTCGGCAGGGAGTGGGGTGGCCCGGAGGAGTGGACCTGGGCAGGGAAGGTTGATGGCGTCGTTGAGTTTGACGGGGCCATCTTTGTACTTGAACACAAGACTACATCTGCGTCGATAGAAGATCCGGGTGGGATCTATTGGGCCTCACTCGGGATGTCTGGGCAGGATGCTGCGTACGAGGCCGCGCTCAATGATCGCGGGTACGAGGTTGCCGGGACAATTTTCGACGCAATACGCAAGCCAGTTATTAAACCGAAGAAGCTGACCAAGAAAGAAATACAGTCCCTGGAGGAGGAAAGACTGTGGCAAGGCTTGGTAGTGGAGGACGCTGTCGTGGAGGAGGCTTCCCATAACTGGAGGGAGACCCCGGCACTTTATGGAATGCGAGTGTACCGCACCATGTGCGACAACCCTCGTAAGTATTTCCAGAGGCAGGTCGTTCACAAAACCCGGAAGCAAGTTGCTGAGTTCATCACGGAGGTCGATGCGGCAATTGCAATGGTCGAAGAGAATCGTGCGAGCCATAGCCATATCAGGCATCTGGGCGCATGCTTTTCCTACAACCGTGCCTGTCCGTATGTGGGGCTATGCCAACGCAAGGATAACCCTGAAAGCTCTCGGTGGACTCGGAGGAAGAAGACTAACAATGAGCTTACCGTGGGTGGACATTACTCAATGACCTACAGCAGGAAGTCCTGCTTGCAGTTGTGCCCACGTAAGCATCATTACCAATATGATTTGAAACTCGAAAGAAAGGATAAACCAAGAGATGGGAACCTCTACAAAGGAAGCCTCACCCACAAAGGCCTCGAACAGCACTTCAAAAACATCCGTGCCAATCAGAGGGCTGAAGCAGAGAGGGCGGATGAGTCTGAGTGACGCAGTCACTAAGGCCAAGCCAATCAAAGATAACATTTGGCTGTATGGACAACCGGGCATTGGCAAGACCTCCCTGTTGGCCGCAATGCCTGATGTCTTTGTTATCGTCACCAGCAAGGAGTCTGGTCTTAACAAACTAATTGATCGCGGCAGGGTGGGCGAGATACCCCACACGCCGCCGGTCGAAACTTGGGAAGACTTCTGGTCAGTTATTCAAGAGTTGGCAGGGGGCGACCATCCTTACGGCATGGTCGCTATCGACTCAATTACTGACATCGCAGAGATGGCCAAGGATTACATCGTGCGGACTGAGTACGATGGCTGTCTTACTAAGTACGGTAGTAGCTGGGGCGTTGGCACCAGCAAGTACAAGGCACTGCTTGGTAAGGCCATGGATCTTTTCTTTGTGATGAATCACAGAGACAAGTCTGTTGGGGTTATCATGACCTCGGGCGCAGAAGCACAGCGTCGCAACGACCCGCAAGCTGGTGAATACAACCAGTGGGGGCCGCAGATCGAGAAGAATGCGTATGAGCTATTCTCGAAAGGGTTTGACATGATCCTGTTTTTGCGGCATGATGCCCAGGTGGATCGCGATGGTCGTGCGGTGGCTGGCACGACGCGAGTCCTGTACACCGAGGGTGACAACACCTTCATTGCGAAGAACAGGCATGGCCTACCCAGGTACATCCCGCTTGGTCTGAGTGGTGACGAAGCATGTGCAAATCTTGGCAAGGCCATCGTGGCCGCTAAGAAGTAGGAGGGGAGTTATGGGTGAGTGGGTGACGGTCACTGATAGGATCAAGGAGCTTGGAGTCCAGGCTGGCAGGAAGTTTTCCTGGGAGATTGGGGCCGAGGTCCGTAACCTGTGGTCCGACGAGACTGGAAGCCTCCCGCCAAAGAGTCTCCGAAAGAAGAGCCGTGGGGGAGGGACGCATTGCTTTGCGATCTACCCCCCGGAGTGGATTAGTGTGATTGATAGAGTGATCCTTCGCAGAGCTGCCGCAGATGAGCGGCAGAAGCGACTTTTTTAATTCCTTAGGAGGAAACCATGTTGATGTATGATCCCGGTATCTACACCTGTGAAATTATGGACTACGCCTTCGGGACGATCAAAGGTGATCGCCCCAAGATAACCTTGTATGTACTCCCGAAGAGACTGGAGTCTGATCCCCAGGCTCCGCTCCCCGTACCGGAGGCGAATGCATTCCCGAAGGTTGATGTTATTCTTTGGGGAGAAGACTCGGACAGGGTCGAGGAATTTGTAGACGATCTTTACGCTCTGGGATTCCGGGGCGACGACATCGCTCAGGTTTGCCAGGGCCATGCCAAGTACGACACTTCTCTCGCTGGCAATGAGATTCGTTGCCGTCGCAAGACCAAGACATACACCTCCCCGACAGGGAAAGAGTATGAGCAGTGGGGTCTTGTCCGCGCACCGAAAGCCCGCAGTGGTGGAGATGGTGACGTGGATGAGGTCGCTGTCGCAGAGAAGCTGCGGACTGTACTCCAGGGAGTGTGGTCGAAGAAGGTTGGGGCTAAGGCCCCAGTATCTGCTGGCGCAGAGAAGTCGCCGTTCTAATTAGATGTCACGTTGAGCGGGGCAGGGTGTCCTCCAGACAAAACCTCCAGCCCTGTCCCGCTTCTTTCTTGGGGAAGAATCATGGATGTCTCGGATACCGCTGCGTTATTTGCTACACATTTTAGGGGACGAGAGGGCGTCTGTTCCGCCAAGCGAGATCGCGGTGGATACGAGCCTGTCGAGGGTGATCCAGATATAGAGGCGCACCTCAGTGGTGATCAGGCCTATGGATTCTATCTGATGCGGGGAGACAACACTGTGTTGTGTTCCTGTGCAGATATTGATGACCACGGCAACAGCAATCCTGAGTGGGTCCAGCAAACAGACAAGGTCTGTGACCAGCTACGGAGCTGGGGCGTACCCTATGTCCGGGAGGTGAGCCAGTCTGGATCTGGATCACACATCTGGGTGTTCTTTGATGAGCCTGTTCCAGCGTACATTGCGAGATCCTTTTGGAGGGTAGTGTCTGCGGAATCTGGCGTCAGTCTTCCTGAGATCTATCCAAGGCAAGACCAACTCACCGGCCAAGGGCTAGGCAATCTGGTCCTGTACCCACTCTGGAACAAATCATCCTTTGTTGACGATAGGTTCGAGGCCATCGACAGCGTCGAGGCCTTGAGCGACAAGGTTATCCAAGACCCAGTCAACGCACTACAGAACGTAGTTCAGTCTGTCTCGGGCACGATACCACTCCCGCCCAGGGCAGTGACTAAGCCTGACCAGCTACCGGAGAGGGTGGGCCGGGCAATGATCCCTGGCTCCCTTCTGGAGGCTCGCTGGAACGGGGATATGTCTGGTCTGGCAGATCGTTCTCGATCTGCCTTATGCTTCTCAATGGCTTCTATCTGCGTCCAGGCCAGGATACCAACCCACGAGATCGAGCAGACACTGCGGGCCTGGGCAGTGCTGAACGACTACACCCACCGTGCCACCTCAGACTGGATCGAGCGGACAGTCATTCGTTCCTACGACGAGGTCGTATCCAAGGAGGAGGTGAAGTCTGAGGGGATTGCGACCCTGTTCAGTTCAGCCAGGGAGGCCCTGGTTGAACATGCCTCTGAGGACAAGGTCATATTCCGCACTGGGATCACGCCGCTGGATGCCTCCATTGACGGGTGCCACCCAGGCGAATTTGTGGTGATCGGGGGCAGGCCGTCCAACTGCAAGACCGCCATGGCCTTGCAAATCGTGGACGAGGTGAGCAAGCACCACCCATGCCTGATCATCTCCGAAGAGATGAGCAGGAAAGAGCTGGGGAAGAGGGCCATACTCGCCTTTGCTGAGGGGCCCGAGTCTGAGTGGGACCTCAAGGATATCGAGAAGAAACTAGGGGAACACTACGCCGAGAGGCAGCAGATCTACGCCGTCGAGAACGCCTCCACTATTGAGAGGTGCGAGGAACTGATCGACCAGTACGTCAGCATGTACGGTGTCAAGTTTGTGGCAATCGATTACCTCCAGCTACTGGGCCGCAGACAGGCCAGTAGTGGACGCTACGAGGACATTACGGATATTAGCCGTAGACTCAAGCAGCTCGCGGGAAGGCTTGAGGTGGCGATTGTGGCCCTCTGCCAGCTTAATCGCGGCATTGAGGCCAGGGAGAGCCAGATCCCAGCCCTGGCTGACATCAAGGAGAGCGGGCAGATCGAGCAGGATGCGGATCTGGTGCTAGTTGTCCAGTGGCCAGACAGATCCAAGCCAGACTTCCGAGTGTGGTGCCTAAAGAGAAGGAACGGCCCGATCCGGCACCAGCTGGTACAGACTACATTTGATGCAGAAAGGCAGCGATTCGATGGGAAGATCGGAAAGAGCTAAGGGACACAGGTTCGAGCGAGAGATTGCCAAGGACTTCCAGGATGCTGGCTACCCCAATGCCTGCCGTCAGCTAGAGTACCAAGAGAACACGGCTTTTGGGGTGGACCTGGACAATACGGGGGTGTATCTAGTACAATGTAAAAGCAGAAAAACCTATGTTTCTGTCGCAACGATAAAGGAGATCCGGGAAGAAGACTATCAGCAGTGGCGAGGCACGGCGGAGACCGTGCCGATCTTGGTGACAAAGGCAGACAGACAGCCAGTGATGGCTGTCCTGCCATGGAAGAAACTGCAAGCCCTTATTGGGCTGGAAAGGTCGACGGATGGAGAGCAACGGAAGGCCGGGCCCGCCGATGGATGATTACGGGCACGACATAAGTAACTATAGCGGCAAGGGCTGGCAAGCCAGTACCCTGCATCACGCCACCGTCAATGGCGAGCCATCTCTGGTGGTTCACTGCCCCCTCAAGGAGGGGCTAGATGGTGATGCGATGACCGATTCAATCCAGACCGTAATCAGAATAGACGAGAGTCTGAGAGGACGAGAGTATCTAGAGACATTGATCCACGAGTTTCTTCACTGCGCCCTACCCAGCGGATCAGAAGAGTGGGTAACGATGGCTGGGCATGAGTTGTCCCAGCTTATCTTTGAGGCTGACTGTCGACGCCGGGCTGGGCTCTCTTAGCCCAGCCAATCGACCACCGCACCCCCCCTCGTGAGATACCATCGTGTCTACTGTACTAGTAATAGGTGATACGCATTGCCCAGGCATGCATCGCCGGTACCCCGCCTTCCTTAAGCGAGTTGCTGAAGAGTGGGGAGCCAATAAGTATGTCCATATCGGAGACCTTGTCGATTGGCACTCTCTTTCATTCCACCAGCGGTCTACCGGAGCCCAGTCCGCCATGGATGAGTACAAGAAGGCCAAGCAGCAGGTGTCAAGGCTCTATGAGATGTTCCCGAAGGTGGACTGGCTGATGGGGAACCATGACAGCCTAACCATACGACAGGCTCAGACTGTCGGAATACCACCGGAGCTGATACGAGATCAGCAAGCCATCTGGGAAGTACCCAAGTGGCGGGTTCACCCGAGGTATGCCAGCGTCGAGATCGACAACGTCCTGTACACGCACGGCGAGGTCGGAAGGGGCGGTCAATTTGCGGCGGTCAAGCAGTCTCGGGACAACTTCCAGTCTACTGTATGCGGTCATTACCATGCTGAATCTGGGGTATGGTGGTCGGCCAACACTTCCAACCTTGTGTTTGCCATGTCGGTCGGCACTGGAATAGACCACTCGAAGGTCATCTTTGAGTACGGAAAGAAATTCACCCGGAAGCCAATCGTTTCATGTGGTATTGTCGTCAATGGCAAGGAAGCCCACATCATCCCCATGCCAATAGGACGAAGGCAATGACTGAAGCAGGACGCATGCTTGACGCAATCCAATCCCAACGAATCCAGGCGTTGAAGCCATGGAGCAGGCGGTGGGAGGTTCTTATGTCTCACCTGGATATCGAACGGGCGAACATGCTCACCGCTGAGTGCGGTGAGTACCTGACAAGCGGAAGAGCGAGCCTCCTGGAGGCTCCGCTAGATGACGTAGGGTTCTCAGGCCCTGTGTTGGGCCAGCTGAAAGATATCCTGGGGTTTGAGACTGTCCGGGACTGGTGTTCCGCCACCCTCCAGGAGCTGGAAGAACACTACGATTTGAGGTGGATATGCGAGGTACACGAGCTTATCCAGCTTTTCCTGGCGGAAAGGCTGGACTCCTCCGCCAGGGGGAACGAGGTTTGACTTTCCCAGATCCTGTGGTGTAATAGTGTGTACCCACTCACCCTATCGGAGGAAAGTATGGATCATTATGCAGAACTGAAGCGAGACCTAGAGAAGGAGCCTGCTCCAGAGGCGTCAGCGTTCCCCGTGCCAGCAAGTCTGGTCCTGGTGGCCATCAAGTATGCCCTGCGGAAGGCCTGGAGTACTGACGACCGGGACAAGATCAAGGAAGCCGTCTTGAGGATTTATGATGAGGTAGTGGTGCCAGCAGACCTGCCTGTGGTAGACGGTGCGTTGGAGACCGCTGTCGAACGTATTGTACGGACATTGCTATCAACCCTGTTAGACGCAGCCCTGGGATAAGAGCATGAGCAGTACACTTTTGATTGTAAT